ATATCTCCCCGATTCGCGTTGGTTCTGGTCAGTCTCAGAAAAAACACAGCATTACAGTCAAGATTGATGCAGACTCACCATTTATTAATCCGGGTCAGTCGGGGGGCTAGTCAAAATGGCTAAGCGCAAGGGCAGCACGAAGCCGCGGTTACAAAACGCACCAATTAAAGGCCCTAGCCGCATTGATGAAGTAAAAGATTTTCTTGCTGGGCTTACCAGCAACGGAGAACCTATGACTTTACTGCCGTGGCAAGAGTATGTTTTAACGGACATGCTTAAAGTCAACAAAGATAATCAATTTATACGCAGGACGAATTTATTGTTACTTCCAAGGCAACAAGGTAAAACCCATTTAGCAAGGGTGCGCATATTGGCTGGTTTGTTCGTCTTTAATGAACGTAGTATCGTTGCAATGTCTTCTAATCGCGGGATGGCCTTGGATACCTTTCGCAAGGTCGTGGACGTAATAGAAGAAAACAAACAACTACATAAAGATATAAAGCAGATTCGCGTTGCCAATGGGCAGGAAAGTATTGAACTCTTAAATGGGGCCAGATACGAAATAGTTGCGGCTACAAGAGATGGAAGCCGTGGTAAAACCGCGGACCTGCTTTATATTGACGAATTACGCGAAATAACGGAAGAAGCGTGGACGGCAGCGCGCCCTATCACGCGTGCTCGTCCCGGTAGCACCATACTTTTAACCAGCAATGCAGGCGATGCTTATAGCAGCGTGCTGAACGATTTACGCTCGCGCTGTTTAAGTTACCCGCCTAAGACATTAGGCTACTGGGAGTATTCAGCGCCAGATTTTGCGCGGCTTACAGATAAAGGCGCGTGGTATCAAGCAAACCCCGCTTTAGGCTATTTAGTAGATGAAGAAACGATTGCTGAAGCCATTGCAACGTCTAGCGTGGAAGCAAGCCGCACAGAAACACTATGCCAATGGGTAAGCGCGCTAAAATCGCCATGGCCTTACAAAGCATTTGAAGATTTAGCAGTGCAGGACCTAAAACTGGAACCGGGCAGACTTACGGTGTTTGCTATGGACATTTCACCGTCTAAAAAGTTTTCCAGCCTAGTTGCGGCACAGATTATGGATGATGGCAAGATTGGCGCGGGCGTTATAGCCCAATTCCATAGCGAAGTTGCTATTGATGAATTACGCATGGCGGGGCAGGTGGCAGAATGGGCCAAAATGTATAAACCGCGCGTGATACTTTACGATAAATACACTTCAATAAGCGTGGCAGAGCGTTTGGTTCAAAGCGGGTACAAAATACGCGATATGTCGGGCCAAGTGTTCTACCAAGCCTGTTCTGAGTTGCTAGATAGCATTGTTAATAACAGACTTGTGCACAATGGGCAGGCAAGCCTTGTGGAGTCAATGAATAACAGATGCAGGTTGGCGCATTGTTAGGCGTAAATCTGCCGGTGACGTGTCCGCAGCCATTTCACTTGCAATGACGGTTCACGAATTGTTAAAACCACAAAGCAAGCCGGCAATCATTAGTTAAATTGTCCGACTTATGCGGAATGTGTTATCATGTCCGCAATGGGTATCTTTGACCGTTTCCGCGGGACTAAAATAGAAGCGCAAGCCGCACCGCAATTAATGACGGATGCGTTTAATTATTATTTACCAATTACTTTAACGGCAGTAGGTCGTGAGGAAGCCATGACCGTGCCGTCAGTGGCAAGATGCCGCAATTTACTTGCCGGCACAATTGGCAGTTTTCCACTGGAGTTATATAAAAAATCTACTGGCGAAAAAATAGGAAAACCGGTTTGGGTTGAACAACCAAGCGCGCACCAACCAAGAAGTGTAACGATTGCTTGGACCGTAGATTCATTAGTATTTTACGGAATTGCATATTGGCAAGTTAAAGAAGTTTATTTTGATGATGGACGCCCTGCGCGTTTTCAATGGATTGCACCGGGTCGTGTTTCATTTGATACAGACCCACAAGATAATTTTATTACCCAATATTATGTTGACGGTAAAGCCGTGCCAATGTCAGGCATTGATTCATTAGTCACATTTCAAGGACTAGATGAAGGTGTATTACAGCGTGGCGCAAGAACTTTACGTTCTGCAATTGATTTAGAAAGCGCCGCGCGTTTAGCAACCGCAACACCAATGCCTACCGGAGTGTTGAAGAATACCGGCGCAGATTTATCGCCGGAAGAAGTGCAAGCAATTCTTGCATCTTGGAAAGCAGCGCGCGAAAAGCGCAGCACTGCTTATTTGACTAGCACGTTAGAATATCAGCCAACGTCATTTTCGCCACGCGACATGATGTTTACGGATGCTATTACTACAATGGCAACACAAGTCGCACGCATGATGAATGTGCCAGCATACTACATAAGCGCAGACCAAAACACGAGCATGACGTATGCCAATGTTCAAGATGAGCGCCGTCAATTTGTTTCTCTTTCTCTCGCGCCATATGTCCACGCTATCGAAGACCGTTTGTCTATGGATGACATAACGGCGCGAGGAAACATTGTTAAATTTGACGTTGAGGACGCTTTCCTTGCAGTAGATGCAATGCAGCGACTTACCGTTATTGAAAAAATGCTCACACTTGGTTTGATAACCGTTGAGCAAGCAATGGAAATGGAAAACCTATCACCGAACGGAAACGAAACAAATGCATCTAACGTTCTCTAGTGAGATTGAGTGCTCAATCAGTGAGCGCACCATAAGCGGTAAGATTGTGCCGTTTGAAAATGAAATTGGTTACACAAGTGCTGGCAAGGTAGTGTTTGCAAAAGGTTCAATTGACATACCAAACAGCCCAAAACCTAAATTGCTTTTAGAGCATGACCCAAAGAAGCCAATTGGTCGGCTTATATCTTTTACAGAAAAAGAAGATGGAATTTATGCAACCTTCCGCGTTGCCAATACGCAGCGTGGCAGTGACGCCCTAGTTGAAGCAAGCGAGCAATTACGTTCTGGGCTTAGCGTGGGTGTTGAAGTGCAAGATGGAAAGAAAGATGGCGAAGTTTATCGCGTTCTATCTTCCAAAATGATTGAAACAAGTTTAGTTCAAGCCGCAGCATTTAAGTCCGCTGAGGTTTTGAGCGTTGCCGCATCTGAAGAAGAAGCGGAAAATAAACCAACCGAAAACGAAAGCGAGGCAGTCGTGGAGAATACTCCAGACACCGCAACCGTTGAGCAAGTGGCTGAAACCCCTGCGGTAGAGGCTGCACGCCCAACAGTTAGCGCACCGATTTACACAAAGCCGCGTTTAGAGTTTACCAAGGCTAAGTACCTTGAAAATACTCTACGCGCTAAATTCCTAGGTGACGAAGAAGCGGCACTATACGTAAAGGCAGCCGATAACGAAACCACAACTGCGCCGGGATTTGTCCCAACACGTCAGTTGACCGAAATTATCAATCCATTGTCAAACGCTGATAGACCAATGATTGACAGCGTAAGCCGTGGAACACTTCCAGACGCAGGTATGACTTTTGAAATTCCTAAGATTACTGCGGTCCCAACTGTTGACCAGATTAACGAGAACCAAGCAATTGCAGATTCTCAACTAACTGCATCTTACATTTCAGTTAGCGTCAAGCCATTCAAGGGCCGCGCAATCACAACCGTTGAACTCATAGACCGGTCATCGGCCCCATTCTTCAACGAGTTGGTCAGGCAGATGGAGTTTGCTTACGCTAAGGAAACTGATACATACGTTACTGGCGAAATTGCAAACAACGGAGCACTAAATGCAACCGGACAAGCAAACAGCGCAGATGGATTGCTAAAGTATATTTCTAGCGCAGCCGCAGCGGTTTATTCTGCTTCTCTTGGTTTCGCTCGCAATATCGTTGTGACTCCAGAGCAGTGGGCCAACATTATGTCCTATAATGATGGTGGACGTCCGATTTACATTGCTTCTCAACCACAAAATGCCGGTGGAGCGCTTAGCCCAGACAGCGTACGTGGAACGGTTGCGGGTCTAGACCTACGCGTTTCTCGTTTCCTTGTCGGTGCAGGTGGAGACAATACCGCTGATTATTCAATGGTTGTTGTAAATCCAGAGGCATACACGTGGTACGAGTCACCACGCTTCCAGTTGAGAACCAATGTTAACTCAGATGGAACCATTGACTTGCTTTACTACGGCTTTGGTGCGCTTGCTACCAAGGTTGGAGCCGGTGCAAACTGGTTCAACAAGTCCTGATTTGACTAAATAAAGTCAGTGAAGTTAGCCCGGCGCTTGTGCCCTAAGCGCCGGGTCTAACATAGAAAGGAAAGCATGCCAGCCACATACGTAACTGAAGCAGAATTACGCAGCGCATTGGGAATAGGTGCGTTGTATTCGTCTGCCGTTGTGGAAGAAGTATGCCAAGCAGCAGAAAATGTAGTTAAATCAAAACTTTGGTTTAATAAATATAGTGTTGTTGCACATGAGAGCACAACAAGCGTGGCAACTATTTACACAGACCAAGACCATGATTTTATTGTTGGGCAAACAATCACAGTAGAAAATTGTGGAGCGAAATATAACGGAAGTAAAACAGTCACAGTAGTTGGAACAGATTATGTAAAGTACGCGGTCAATAATGCTACCGCGGAAGTTAAAAATGCTTTAGTGCCATGGGGTACTGTTTTTGGGACTACTCACATAGATTATGCAACATTGCCGGAAGTTAATCAAGCAAGTCTTATGATTGCAGTTGATATATGGCAAGCGCGCCAAGCGTCAAACGCAGGCGGCATTTCACCAGACTTTCAACCTTCACCATACAGAATGGGTAACACTCTTATGGCTCGCGTGCGCGGGCTACTTGCGGACCATCTAGCGCCGGGCGGTCAAGTAGGGTGAGTGCTATTTCCACCCTGCGGGGAACAATCGCAACCGCGTTAGTTGATAATGCCGTGTGGCAGGTGTTCTCATTCCCGCCTGCCACACCGCTTGCTAATAGCGTTATTGTGCAACCGGGTGACCCATACATTGAGCCGTCAAATGACCATTACTCAACGGTGCGCCCACGCGTTCACTTTAAGTTAGTTGTAATTGCTCCATTGTTTGACAATCAAGGCAACCTTATTAACATTGAAGATTTTTATTTGAAACTTGTGCAGAAACTAGATGCATCTACCATTAAGTATTCTTTGGGTACATTTTCGGCGCCGGCTGTTCTATCGGGCAACGGTGGCGAAATGTTAACCGGAGAAGTTACAATTAGCGTTCTATCAGATTGGAGTTAGGATGACCGACACAGAGAAAGAACGTGAGCGTTTTCTGATTAAAGTTGGTCAGATTGCGCCAAAGCCAAAGGCTGAGCCAGCGGCTACAACCAAACCAGTAAAGAAAGATAAGGAGCAGCCAGATGGCGATTCAGTTAAACACTAGTCTTGGCGTGAAAATTAACAACGTTGATTTCAGCGATTTAGTAACTTCAGCCACACTAAATTATACATTTGATGAACTTGAAGTTACTGCGATGGGAGACTCAGCGCACAAGTATGTGAAGGGTCTACAATCCGGTACTTTTACAGTTTCATTTATGAATGACCCTGCTACAAATGATATTTTGGATACATTGCTTACCGGCTGGGGAACAAACCTTGCAGTTAAGTTACTACAAACCAAGGCAGCGGCCGTAGCAGATGATAACAAGTTATATACATTTGATATTCTTGTCAACAATCTAACCCCCATTAACGGCACACCCGGTGACCTAAGCACACAGGATGTAACGTTTACAATTAACGGCGCAGTCACAGTCGCAGACACCGGCACATTCTAGTAGAAAGAAAAAGGGCACAAAATGGCAGCAAGTCTAAAAATCGTTAGGGCAGATGGCACGGAGTCAATCCACGAGATTACTCCAGCCATAGAATACGCTTTTGAGCAACACGCTAAAAAAGGTTTTTATAAAGCCTTTCGTGAAGACCAAAAGCAATCAGATATTTATTGGCTTGCGTGGGAGTGCCTGCGCCGTGCAGGTGCTCCCAACGTTTTGGTGTTTGGTGATAAGTTTCTAGAAACGCTTAAAAGCGTAGAAGTAGCCGGTGACGATTCCCCAAATGGATAACGCGCGATTCTTGGATTTACCGAATTGCTGAATTGTCGGTTCATTTAGGGATTGCGCCCAGTGAGTTTATTTCAATGGATAGGGATATGCTCACCGCTATCTATAAGGTACTAAAGAAGAAAGCGGAAGACCAAAAGCATGCCAACCGCAGTAAAAGGCGTTATAGAGGCTAGGCGCGTGCTCGCTAAGGTTTCCCCAGAACTTTATAAGAGCATGAACGCCCGCATTACGGTTGGGCTAAAAGACATACAAAATTTAGCACGTTCTGAAGTTACAGATGAAGTTTTTGGCTTACGCAATTTTACAGACACCGGAGTTGTTAGAGAAAGCCGCACTAGCCGTGCTCGTGCGTTTCCTATGTATAACGCTGCGCTTGTGCGTAAAGGTTTGACATATAGCATAGGTAAACAAAAGCGAACCAATAACGGATTCACCGCGCTTTATTCCATGCTTAATAAGTCTGCCGCAGGTGCAATTATTGAAACCGCAGGTAGATTAAATCCTTATGGAGATGATGCAAGCCAAAGTAATAACAAGGGCGCAGGTGCTCATTTTATCAATGCCATAACTGGCACGTTTGGTGATTTACAACAAACCGGCAAGAGTCGTAAGACGCAAGGCAGATTAATGGGCGATGCGGTTTCTCAACGTAAAGCCAAGTTGACTCATGAAATCTTGCGTAGTATTGATGACACAATTAAAACATTGCAAAGGCAGGTTGACGCTAACTAATGGCATTGATTTTTCCAATCCTTACACAGTTTGATGACAAAGCAGCCAAGAAAGCGGACAAAGCATTTAGCGCGCTTGGCAAAAAGTTTGCTGCCGTGTTTTCGGTTGCTGCCGTTGTTAAGTTCGGTAAAGAGTCAGTGCGTGCATTTCAAGAAGCCGAAAAAGAAGCAGCACAACTACGCGCTCAACTAGAAGCCATTAATTTAGGTTTTGCCAGTGACTTTATAGATGATTACATTGATAACTTAGCATTGTTAAGCGGCATTAGCGGCGGTCAGTTAAATAACGCCTTCATAACATTATCGCAAGCAACTGAAGACGTTACTACTGCTCAAAAACTATTAAACGCTTCTCTAGATATTGCAGCCGGTACTTCAAAAGATTTACGCTCAGTAACCGTAGCGTTGCAGCGTGCCTATCAAGGTGAAGTTACAGCGTTAGCACGGTTAAAGATTGGTTACACGGCAGCGGAATTAAAAGGCAGAGACTTTGATGATGTTCTAACAGAACTTAGTGAAAAATTCCAAGGTTCTGCATCTAAAGCCGCCGATACATTAGCCGGCAAGATGGCGCGACTTGCTGAAGCGACAGACCAAGCCAAAGAAGCCTTTGGCGCAGGATTTATTAATGGATTGGAAACTAGTCAAGTAGCAATTGAAGATTATCAAAAGACAATCATTGGCTTAGGTGATGCTTTTGGTACGTTGACAGGTAAAGTTGTTGGCTTTTATACAAAAACCTTGCAAGATATTACGGCAGCGGTTGAAGAAAGCGACAGCATTTTTGCAAACATTACAAAGAGTTTAGTAAAGAACCAAGCGGAAGCATCACGTTTAGAAAACGAACGTGGACGCGCAACACTTAGACAACGCAATGTCATTATCCGCGCAGAACAAAAAGCATTAAAGGTAAGGCAACAAAGCGCTAAGTTAGCGGATGCAGAAAAGAAAAATGCCGAAGCAATTGCAAAAGCCAAGTCAATGTTTGACATTGAGCAGATACAAATTCAGGCAGCATTGCAAGGCAAAATAACTGAAGAAGAACGCACGCGCCTATTGCTTATGAAAGCAATCATTGAAGAAAATGGCACTGAAGCAGACCGTTTGACTCAAAAGTTAGAGAAACTACAAGCCGATACACAGCAATTAGCAAACAGCCTAATTGACCTTAAAGCCGGTGACCCATTTGAAGACTGGGATGATTACTTCAAAAATGCCAGCAAGATGATTGGCGAACTGTTTGACGAATTACAAAGTTTGGCCGTTAACATGGATAAACTCATTGCACAGACACAAGCAACACAGGCTCAGCGTCAAGCGGTGGTAATTGCGGCACAGGAAGAAAAAGTGGTTGCGTTTAGTGAAGCCGCGGGTGCTACGCAAAATATGGCAAGTAT